TTTTTCTTCACAAGAAACCATTAGCGGGAAGAAGTAATGTTTTACGTTCTTATCAATCTATTTATATTACCGGAAGACGCCGGGTTTTCGCCTAACTACTATCACAGGCATTAGAAGTGACTGTCTACCATCCGAGATCATGTTCTATCTCATCGTCCAAGTCATTGAGTTGGACCGTGATGTCCTGGTACGACGCATCATACACGTTGCGAGCTTGTAAATTTTCCCACGTTGGGAATCCTGTTCTCAGATCATCCGTGGTAATACCATGCTGGCGCATCTTTCTTATATCTGTTCTATCTACTCGCTGTATCATTTCATCAGCAGACTGGTTGTGGGTGTAAGAGGGAGGGACAAAGCGCAAAAGCTCTCTATAAAAAAACATAAGACTCTTATAAGCATCATAATTCGAGCCATGAGTACCGTAAACATGTCCAAGCACAGACAACATCACGTCCATTATATCGCGATCTTTAGGCTCGCGACCCCACGCTGCTCGACAAATGTAATCTCTAGTCTCCCTAAAGGGAACAAATGACGACTGACCCTCTTCCTTGTTTTTATTAACCACTGCATAGTGCTTTAAGAAGACCATCCCTGGCAGACCTACTAACCATCCCTCAAACTCTGTAGAGCAAAAGGGGACTCCATCACGATGATCTCGAAGCTCCACTTCAAACATTTCTTCCAGAAACTTCGCAAACAAGGTCGTAGAAAAATAAGTTGATCCTAGACCTTCACCCTTATTATAAACGTGGTCGTCTCCATAAACTATCAGCTTTACTATCTTAATAAATTCTTCTTCAAGCTGAGCTTGGTGATTCTTAGGAGCATTAAAGATTTGCCAAACACAAAACAGACAAAAATACAACGCCATCACCCATGAATCCATATGACTGGTATTGTAACATCCAGAAGGAACACCTCCCCTCTGGATGCACCATAATTCACCAAACAACTGAGTAATTCTCGCGACAATGGCCTTTATTATCTGTTTAATAATCTTCTTCTTAATCTCGTAGTCCTCTGAACCAGGGATCTCATAAGCCAGACTACTACTATAGTAAAGGTTGACAAAAAAAGCCTTAACACGCATATCAAACTTATCTATGTCACCGTCACACAAAATATTCTTAAAGCAATTCGCCAATGAAATCCCCAAACATTTAGCAATAGAATCCATTCCCCCACGAGACCACCGATGCCCAATACGAATACAGGGTCCACGCTCTTTCAACATACGAATCTTTGAGACAAG